CGTTGGGTTCAAACAAGTACAATTTGCCAATTTCTTCCAGGCGTCCACGCAAGAATGCAATCAATCGTGCAACGTTGATACGATCCAGGGCTGTGGTAGTCACAGTTGAAGTCTTGTTACCAAAGTTGGTGATACCAATTCCTGGAATGAACGTGATTGGGTTGATGTTGCGCTCATACAGGATATCACGTACACTTTGACTCACGCCAATTTGGTTGAACTCACCTGTGGCAGCATCAATGTAGCCAATTGAGCTTGCATTGTCAATTACACCACGACGTGTACCAGCAGGTGCTAGCCATGGGTAACTTGCGGCATCGCTACGCAGGATTGTGCGAACCATCATGTGGCTTGGAGGTTGAACAACTGTGTTACCACCAAGGTCAGTTGTCTGACAGCTTGGGTAGAACACACCGCAATAGTTGCTGGTTGCTGAATTTCCATCACCGTTGGGTTGTCCCAGGCCATTGTTGTCAGTAGCAAATGCCACCAAGCTATTGCCATCTGGGCCCAAGCGCATTGGTGTGTCTCCCACAACAAACAATGTGTTGTTGCGCTCATTGCTGAGTGCAATCATGTTTGGTGTCAACTCTGGGTAAGCAGGTGTAGCAATGATGTTGAACTGTGTTTGTTCTTCACGTGCTGTTACACTGGTGTCAATACCTGACTTCAATGCTTGAACAATCAATTGACGTTGTGCCAAGCGACCAGACCACATGGCGCCGTTGTCTCTATTGCCGCTAGCGGTGAGCCAGGTGTTGGTATTGATCAACGCCCAGTATGTGCCATTGCTAGGATTCTGATTGGCAGTGGGAGCCAAAATACACACATAGATGCCGTTGTTGTAACTTACAAATTCATTTTCAAAGTAAGTTTGAGTGGCTGACCATACATCAATAGAATAGTCAGTGGCAGTGGTTGTGAAGTAACTGCTTTGGAAGCTCTTGACGTTGTAGCCAGAACGACGTGTGTTGAACAACAACATGCCTTGCGGATACAGTGCTGGGTTAGGAGCATCAGGATCAAGATAATCACTGTCTAGTAGATCTTGAATACTTGGCAAAGGATCTGCCACAGGATCTGTGGTGCCATTGGGTGCCCAACGTGCATCGGCAAACAAGATACCATTTTGTGTTACTTGGTCTGACGTGTCAATTTCTACCCATTGGTCAAGCCCGCTTACACTTTCCCAACGATACAGTTTGGGATAGTTTTCCAAGTCCGATGTGTCTACCCATAAATCGCCATAGACCAAATCACTTTCAGCTGCATCTGTTTGTGTGGTAGGTGCTGTGGCTGAAATAATAGGACCAGTAGCGTTACACAAAGTCAAATCATAACCACGAACATCATTGGATACCAATTGGTATCCTTGCCAGGCTCCGTTGTCCTGGATCATGATGTCTACTTCGTCAACTGCACTGTAATACCACAGTCTGCCATCTGCAGGATCTTGGTCTGGTGCTGTTGGGCTAGCACTGTAGGTAAACAGCGGAGCAGTTACAAAATTACTCAATATCAGAGACGTTGCTATTGACGGACTCTGACGTACTTTGTCTGTAGATGTACTAAAGCCTGCGGCAGTGATAGGAGTTCCTACCACGTTTGACATGAATATTGTACCACCTTGACTGTGTGTGAACACAATATTGCCAGCGGTATTAACACTGGCTGACACATAAGGAACATTGGCTGCTGACACTGCTGCAATAAAATCTGCCACACTGCCTGTGCCACCAATAGTGGCTAGGCCAGCGTTGATAGTAGCTTGTCCAGCAGCAGTTCCAGATATATTGAAACTATTGCCTACTGTAAATGATGAAGGCGTTGTGGTTCCTGTTACTTCTGTAGCGCCAGTTGCATAGCGATTTACAATTTCAAATGCAAATGTTGTCAGTGGAGTAGTTGCATAGAACCCAGCGTTAAACAGCACATAACTAGTGCCTACAGGAATATTCTTGCCGCCACCAGTGGGGTCAAGAGTATAAATTGCAGTTGTGTCGCCGCTGTAGGCAGGCACGGTTTGTGCCACAAACGTGCCCAGGGTAGCACTGTATGATTTGAAGCTCAAGTTCAAACCGTTGTTGGCTGTGGAAAGATTCTGCCATACAGAGCCTGTTGGACGACCACCGTCGGTATCTGTGGTTCTCCAGCGTGGTTGTTCATAACTGTAAGCTGGATCATAATCAGGTGCTGCATACTCACCAGCTGAGATACCCAATGCAGTGAGCAAGGCGGCACCACCCACTGTGCCTGCGTCGATGGTAACAATACCATTGTTGCTCAGTGTTGAACCATCATTGGCCGCAGTGCTATCTGCATAGATACGCAACACATTGTTTGTGGCAGTGGCAGTAACACCTGTTATACTGGCAGCGTTGATGTTGGCGGCCAGGCCTGCTACTGTGGTTGTGGTCACAGTGATCAAAGTGTCATTGATATAGATATTGTTGCCTGCTGTCAAGGTAGTAGGAGCCGCAGAGCCTGTGATGGTAGGCCATGAAGTTTTCCAGGCATTGCTACCAATCTGATTCCAGGTATTGTCGGATTTTTTGTAATAGCCAAATATGAGCTTGCCCACTGCTACTATTGCATAATCACCAATGGATCCAATAGAAGCCTTGGGAGTGTTGCCTGCAACAGTACCGTCGCCGCTCACACAGTCTGTGGCTTCGGTAATTTCCAGCGGTACTACATTGGTAAATGTAGCGGTAGTTTGATCCCATTCAAAGATGCCCCAGGTGCTGACTGTGGTGTCTAACCAGTAGTCACCGTTGGCAGGAGCGCCAGTTGGGCGGGTTAAACTTGCAGTAAGTTCTGTTAGATCAACATCAACACGTTGTACATACGCACGGTTAGTAACTCCCAGTGCTGAGTAAGCGGCCAACAAGCCATACTCGTTGAGTTCATAACCATTAATTGGAGTGCCAGTTGTAGTATTGTAGAAGAATGGCACACCGAATGTGGCTGCCAAATCACGCTGACTAGTTATTAAATATGTTTTGTTTGCATTGGCAGCAAGTGTGCCAGCTGCTACAGTGATGCCGTCACTGGATACTTTGTTTTGCGCTGTGGCAACCAAAAAGTAAGGAACTGTGTTGACCGCAGAAGGGATATATTGACTCTCGTCAATTACTGTTACTTCTACGCCAGGTGATGTTAAAGCCATAATGGTTTCCTTTTCAAGTTCTAATATTTATTGACAAGTGACAAAAACGGCTGAGTTGAGCACCCTTTGGCAAAGGTCCGCTATAAATACGCCATGCAAAGACCCATCTGTCAGTCATGTCATCAGCGTCCATGTGCGGTGAACTACATTCGTGAAGACATCACACACTATCGGTCAAGATGTGAAACTTGTACTAGAAAAGGGAGAGGACTAAAGTCCAGAGATCCTCGCTGGAAAAGTGCTGGTTATAAGAAAAAACCCGCATGTGACAAATGCGGGTTCAAGGCCAAACTGCTAACACAACTATTGGTATTTCATGTTGATGGAAACCTCAACAATGTGGAACAACGAAATTTAAAAACAGTTTGTCTTAACTGCGTTGAATTACTTAAAAAATCTGATGCTACTTGGCGACCGGGTGATCTTGAACCAGACTCATGACTTGTGCATACAAGTCGTCGAGGCTGCGATTGTTATCCAGTACAGCATCAAATTGTGTGCCAACCCAGGCAGTTTCACTGGCATGAATTCCAAGTTTTTCAATCTTGCTTCTACTCATCATCCAGCTCATGTTTCCGCGTCCTTCGTTGACATTTACAGCGTCTTGATACCACTCGGGTTCGGGTCCACGAGTTACTCTAATAACCCGGCCGCCTGCTTGTTTAATAGCGCGGATTTCGTTGGGAAAACGGCAGTCCGAAATAACCACGTCATCTTGGCTGTGGCGTAGTTTGTTTTCCAAACTGGCAATCCAAATGTCATCGTGAAATGCTCGGCGACAAACTTCAGTACCCCAGTATTGTAGGATCCAACGTGGTGTAAGATTGGGCATGTTCAGTCGTTCTGCCCACCATGGATCTACTTGTTCGCGCCATTCACGTGCTTGTTTAGTGCGCCCTTCCAGCATGGTTCTGTCCCAGCCAAATACTTGGGCAACAGCATCTTTTAGCGTTGATGCAAAACTTTCTCGTCGAAAACCATGCAAGTTTACCAAGTAATCGGCAATAGTATCTTTGCCAGAACCTATAAATCCACAGATGCCAATGATCATTTGAGTTCCTTTACGTTGAGATGTCGAAGAGTATTTTGAAGCATACTAATCTGCCTACGGCAATCTTCCAGTGCATGATGGCTAGTGACAGGGATGGGCTGCTCTGGCCATAAACTAAACACTGTACGGCTGTCGCGCACCTGGTAGTATTTCCAAGGAAGAGGCTTGTTGTAGCTCTTGTAGGCATGTTCAAGAATGTTCATGTCGTAAGTTGGGCCTTGCGACCAGATCAGCTTGGAGTGCCAAATCAACTTGCCTAGTTCGTCCAGGGCCTGATCCAACGGGATACGATCTTGTTCCCCAAATGCTTCTTCTCTAGCATGTTCTGGTTGAGTTGCCCACCAGGCTATTGTGCCGTCGTCAATAGAACGATTTTCTTGGCTTTCCAAAGTTACTCTAGCATAATAATGCTTGTCGTAGTGACCTTGCCCAAACGGATCAAATGCCTGGGCGGCTATGGTAAGGATAGTAGTATCGGGGCCTGTTGCCAGCCCCTCAAGGTCAATCATCAAGTGCATTTGATAATTGTAGCACAACTGCAATAGTTTGTCTAGAGTGTGTTAGCCAATTACCCAAGTCAGTGGCTGGCTTCCATCCACATACATCTTGAGTTCTTCAATTTTGGCATCCATGATGGCTTGGCCTTCTGACTTCATTGCGGCGCCATTCAGTGAACCTCCGCCTTGTGGGCCTGCAATGGTAGCAAACTTTTCACGGGCTTCACCAATAATCATCTTACAAGCACCCACCATGTAGTCTCGAATCCACTGACTGATTTGATAGTCAGCCAGTAGTTGAATTTCTGGTTTGGTTTGATAGACCCAAAGTAGCACATTTTCGCCTGTGCCTTTTGGATCACGAATCAACTGTAGTTTCTTTGTCACAGGATTCCAGGTGTAGTTCATGTATGCGCCGAACATGCGCCCGGCAAGTTCAACATACTGGCTATAGAAGTCATACGTGGCAAGACCGCCAGCCACGTTAAAGTTCATAAGGTAAACGTTGATACTTGCTTGTGCAAACGGATCAAAGTTTGATGCAAATGGTCCAGTTGAGTCGCCAAACGTTCTACGAAATATCTGGCGCACACTATACACTTCTTGCGGCAAGGTGTAGATGTTTACGTCACGAATCAGCTCCATGAAGATGTAGGCTTCTTCATAGGCATTGTTGGCACGTTGGCGATAGGTGCCAATTGTGCGTTGGTATGCCGCTTCGTAGTGTGCAGGATCTAATTCAAGATCAATAATCTGATCACCCATAGTTAACTTGCAATACTCAATAAGATCTTGTTTTAACTGGGGTAATGTATTTTGTTCAGCCATTGGGGGAACTCCGTTCCCCCTTATTTACCAGGCCTTTAGTACTATCAAGTTCTCAGTACCCCGGGCATTCCAAGGAGTTTCTGTAGTGGTCAGTTCCTTGTAGATCTTACGTGCCGCTGGTTTACCTGCAGTTTGCATGGCTTTGATAATCTCTGCTGGCTTACGCACAGTTTTTTGCAGTGTTTCCACAGTGCTGTATCCAATTACAGAGTTGTTCTTCACTGTAAATGCCTGAGTGTAGCTGTCTGCCACCACATGAATCAACTTGCGTTTTTTGGTATCGTACAACCATGCTTCAGCTTTGTCTACCAGGCTTGCAGCCGGTAATGATTTGAGCTTGAGTTCTGCAAACTCTGCCAGGATCTTGAACTTGGCGGCTTTTTTCTCTGGTGGCACTGCTTTGACCTTGCGCGGCTTGCGTTCCACTTTCTTGATCTGTACATACGCACCACAGTCGTTGATCACTGCTTCGCAAAACTTGATGACATTACGCAGTTGAATTTTGCTGAGATAACTATAGGCTTCCACCAGTTGTGGATCTTTGCCTTCGACCACACGCTCAAACTCTTCCAACTTGCGTTTCCAGTTGTCGCTAATTTGGCTTACCATTTGTGGTGCTACGTTGAGTCCACGCATCAACACAATGGGCTTGTAGTCAGCATTCATTTTGGATCCAGCCAGCATAAACTCGTCAAACAAACCGTCTAGTTCGCCGTTGCACTCGCTGACTTTTTCACGCAGGCGATCCTGAATAGTGATTCGAGGGGTAGTATCTACTTCTACTACTTCGGCGATTTCTTCTTGTTTGCTGGTGAGAATTTCTGTCAGCATGTTGTCTAGTTTAATCTGCTCTTGCTCTGACAACTCAAGTCCAACCATGCTCATGCGGCACAACCAGCCTGTGGTCAAACGGATAGAACTGTCCGGAATGCCTTTAAGCAATCGAACATCTGCTTTGCGATCGTGACGCTCTAGATAGTTTACAATCATTTCACGAGCGTCTTTTTTGCCATAAAAGTAGTTGTACCAACTGAACGCTTTGCTCATGGCGCTGATACGATTATCAGTGGGTTGAGTATTCCAAAGTGGTTCCATTCCCATTGCGTTGGTGTCTGCGCTACGGGGATTGAGTGGCTTGACTGGCTTTGATAGTACTTTCATAACGGCTCCTGTTGCAATATTGTAATTATAGCAGATCTAGATTATTTGGTCAAGTCAGCAGAAAGTAATACTAAAGTTAAGTCTGCTTCGCGTCGGAATGTGATCCAGTAGGGCCGGGGGCGGCTACTGTTTGGAGCGTGCCCAAAATAACCGGCCCAATCTGCTTCACGATTGTAGCCGTGGCCACGTAGTCGGGCCCTACAAATGTTTTCGTACACAGCGATCGTTGCTGGTTGATATGAAGCAAACCGCAAGGCCACTGTGTGCCCATGCTCTTTGAATTGCTTAAAACGGCGGTTTAACTTAACTACTTTCATGTCCAAATTATAGCAGGTCTAGAATTATTGGTCAACCTGCCCATAAATACTACATTATGCCACGCCTAAGCCTATACCGCCCCAATCGAACCCGCGATTACCAATTTTTGGATCGTACCATCTCCGAAATGTACACCGTTGGGGGAATGGATATCTACGTCCACAAATATGCTGGCCCGCAAACTGGCGGCGAAGACAGTGCTCTGTCAGGCAATGGTGATGCCACACAGCCCATTTATGACGCACTGAGTCCACTAAACATCCAGGACTTGCTGTTGCTGGAAAACCGCGATAGAATTTATGACCAAGACGTTTACATCATGCGTGGTGTGTACACACACCAAGATGTGGATTTTGATCTAACACAATTTGGCTTGTTTTTGAACAATGATACCTTGTTTATCACATTCCACTACAACGACATGATTGACACGTTTGGTCGCAAACTCATGAACGGTGATGTTCTTGAAGTTCCAAACCTTAAAGATTATCA